ATCTGGCTAGTTTAGCTAGTTCATCACAACTATAATAGGAAAGATGCTCTTTAATAGTAAACCTATCATAGAAAGGTTGGCTTAAGCTACCACCGCTGGTAGTAGCCCCAATCAAAGTAAATAGTGGAAGATCAATAGTTTCAGGTTTATCTTCAACAGTAATATTAAGAACAAAATCTTCCATTACGGGATATAAAAATTCTTCTACTATCTTAGTCAGTCTATGAATCTCATCAATAAACAATACTGATTGAGGAGCAATCCCCATAAGATAAGGTAGTATATTTTTGATGCTTCGGATATTCGCAGCATTGATGGTATATAAGTTCACGCCTAGTTCGTTCGCTATGGAACTGGCTATTGTCGTTTTACCAAGGCCGGGAGGCCCGTCTATTAAAGTATGAGGCATCACGCTGCCCGACATTTTACAGCCGTGAGTGATGATTTTTAGTCTGTTGACCACTTCTGATTGACCAACAATATCATTAAAACAAGACGGTCTAATAACATTAATACTCATTTAAAGATCCTTTAATGATGCCAAAGTTTGTTTAACCAAAGATGATACGCTATCCACCGGATTTTTTCTATACGCACAAGATAGGAGTTCTATTGACTCCTGCTTATCGTAGCCATAGCCAATAAGTATTTTAACACAATTATTCAGTAGGTCAACAGGAATTTCTTGTTCTGTCAGACTATCTGATACCATAGGGTCTGAGGTATGCTGGACTACTGCTGGCTTCTTTTTTCTATTCGCGTACTTAAGCTTGAATCCATCTACTCTTTTTACCTTAAAAGTATTACCGCAATGGCATACTACTTTAAAGTTTTTTGTAGATGCTTCTAAAAAAGATAGCCAATGCGTTTCTCCGCACTGTTGGCATAAATATTTTAGATGGATATCGTGTTCAGTCGGTTTCTGGTTTAGAGTTTTGATCATCTTCTTCTTTCACCCAAAAAATAAAGTCGTTCTTTTCTGTATCAAAAGCGCTCTCAATAACACCGTCTACTACTAATTTTGTAAGTATATTACTTACCATTCTACTATTAAGATCTTCTATAATAAGCTGCAATATCTCGTCATTTATGCAATATCTTTTTTGCTTAGACTTTCTATTGATTTGAATCTTAGCTCTATTCTTAATTATTACTGTCGCTTCTTCATGTGATATTGTTTTATCAAGCTCTTCTTGATCTAAATCGCCTAATGATGCTAACGAAGCGGTTAGTGAATCATCTGCTATTTCATTGCTCTGACCAAAAAACTTGAAAACTAGTTGTCTAGAATTATCTACAAAACCCTCTAAATCATTGATATAAAACCACGGTTCGTTTTGATCTTTCATGATAATAGTGAAGCTCCATTATATTTTGGTATTTCAGTACATATAAGTTTAGCACTAAAAGTTGGTTTGTAAATAGCTACAACCCTATCAGACTTTCTGTCTCTTTCTATTATTGTTTCGGGTATCGCCCTATCTTCGTTAATTATTTTTTCTACAACACTAAGAGCTTCTGACATGGTATTAAATTCATTATTATACTGACTGCGATTAAAGGTAATTTCAAAATAGGTTTTCATAATCATTTTTTCTTTTTAAGTTCTGTTTGACAGTTATTGTGTTTATTGACAAAAGTTCTTTCAAAACCCAACTCAGCTAAAATCGGCATTTTATAGAAGGTGATAGTGAATCTTACATTGCCAGAATCATCAGACATTTTTGTCCATTCTATTCTTTTTGATTGACTCATATTGTTTGCCAAATCATAAGCTATGAATGGGGTCTCCGTTAACGAACCAAAAGCCATTGCTAAATATAAAAGTGCTGCTGGTAGCATCCTTATCCTTTAATTTAAAATGTCGAACAGTCCTTTATAGTAGTTCGGCAGTTGTAAAAAGTGAACCGCGTGTGATCTTAAGTGATTCTTGTAATCAGTATTTAGTTTGTCATGAACAAAGTATTTGGTTTTATAGATCGGCTCTTTGTAATGATTGTTCCCCAAATACAGGGAGTTTTTAAGGCTCCCTGACTTGGAGAAGTAATCATTCACAGGTAACGAACCTTTCGGAAAACTCGGGCCAATATACCATACGTTTGAAGGATATTCAACTATGTCATTTAGAGTATCATATAACATTTTCCCCCAAGCATCCCACGCAGCGGGATCAAACTTGAAATATTTTTTATAATGACTCTCTAAATTGTCCTGACTATCATCGTGGTCGTCGTAGTTGTCATCTTCATAATCTTCGTGCATATTTCACCCGATACAAAATTTGTCGCTGATTTTAGATGCCAGTTCCTTAGCAGAATTAGACAGGAATCTATTATTGCTAAAGTAGAGCGGCGTTGAGACTTGATTAAGGAACTCCACGACCGTCTTTAAAAGCTTGGTCTGAGAACCGTCAAGATCTAAATCCTCGCCCCCAGCGTCAACAGGAAGCGGCTCAAGAGAATCTGTATCGTCCTCGTCATCTACAGGAGATACTGGAGTAGGATCACCATAAGCCTTATTGAACATACCATGACCAGAATAGACATACTTTGTCTTGATATCGTCTGTGCTATTGGTATATGTGTTAAGGTTTAAAGAGTTCATCTGATTGGCAATAGTTGCAGCAACATTAACTGCTACTGGAACCCCCGTAATATCAGACTTCTTATAAGCCTTAGCATATTCCTTAAACCATTCATCGCTAGTCTTATTAGCAACAATATTAACCACAGCAGAAACGCCATCAAGAGCCTGTTTCAGTTGTTCGATATTTATCGGATTACCAGTTGATCCTGACAGAATACTAGTAAAGTAAGGTTGCTTACCCTCCCAACCTTTTCTCCACCAAGTATAAGGGATACGATAAATCTGGTTGATCTTGATAGCTCTGGCATCACCACCAAAATGATTTACCAGTTTCTTTTGAATACCACTCCAATAAGTCTTATGAGGATTGATATTGTTTGGATTTAGAATCCAGTAGCACTGATAGCCATTGCGAGTATCAACAACCCAGCTTGGCTTTACTGGAAAGCTATTGATCTGGTTCAAGAACTCCTTTTTCTTTTGCATGACGATACTGGGCTTAAAATAACGACCCTGATCATCTCGCCCAGCATCCATATCAACAAAACAAGCACGAATTCTACTAATCGCATATTGTTTACGTCCACCATTAACGTAGAAATAAGCATCAGCACCTTGACTATCATTTGCAATAGCAACGGTGGTAAGATGATCCGTATGATTCATGCTACTGATCTTCTTGCGAGGATCACCATTATAACAAAAAATCTGCTGACCACCAAAAGAATCAAAAAACTTATTTCGCAAAGTAATCTGATCTCTCGTTCCAATAGCACTATGAGTCTTATCAAACGGATTAAAAGCCAAAGTATCGCTAAACATTTGTTTTCCTTTTTCCACTTCCTGCCTACAGTTTTGATATTGGGACAGTAAACACTACCATCAAAAGCAATATCCAAAAAGATGGTAGAGGAATCGAACCTCTATTGTATGATAGTAAAAACTATATAGGTACTATCTTACAAGTTCCAAACACCACCTTGACTATCTAATTTCAATACTTTCCGTAGAGTCCATTATCCAAATCCGAATCATCCTCATCGCCTACATAATCCTCGTCCTCATCTTCGTCCTCATCATCAAACTGATCCCAATAGCTCTCATCATAGTCATTCAGATAATCGTCCTCATCATCCTCGTAATCGTCCTGACTAAAATCCGCCTTGTAAAGAGGCTTGAGAAGTTCACCCTCATACTCAGCAACCACTTCGTAGCGGCAAGTACGGAGCTTTTCATAGTTGCAATCACTAGGAACACTCACAACATCCTTGGGATTAATCTTAACGATTACGATACGGTCGCCAGCCTCCAGACTACCATAACCAGCGACATAATTCAATGCCCCAGCATGAAGTCCATTAGAACAACCACGACCACGATCATCGTCTACCTTAGATCGTGTCATCTCGCAGACCTTACCAACCCTATTGTCAAAAACTCCCCTATACTTGTCCTTAAAGTCTGAACGAACAGCCTTATAGGCGAGGAAGAAACCGTCCTCAGTAATCGGAAGATGCTCATGCTCCAAGAAATCGTACAGTTCCTTTTGGCTCTGCATACTTGGATTTTCCATGAGATTATTCAGGAAATTAACAAGGGGCTGGAAAGGCAGTCCTTTGCTCATAAACTCCAGAATTCTCTTACTAATACTACCATGAACTTCCTCACCCTCGTAGAGAACCTGTCCATTCTTGATCTCCACAAGACCGTCGCTAAAAGAAGCAACAGCCTTTTGAACATCAACAACTTCCAACAGTTCCTCTGCCGTAGCAGTAGGAAGTCTTTCCAGAATCAACTTATAGTTGATATGATCCGGCAACACCTGATAACTCTGGTTATTAAGAACCAGCGTCAAATTACCATCCACAAACATAAACGGAACAGCCATAATCCAAACTCCTAGTTTTTAGTTACGATACCTGTGATACTGTCATTTTACACTAATCGGCAAGCTTGTCAAGGGGTCTTGAGAAATTTCTGACTACTTGATCAAACTACTCAACTGAATCTTAAATAGGTCAATATTTTCCTGGCTCATCTGCTCAACCCAATCCCTGCTCTGCTTTCCATAGTATGAGCGATCTTCAATGATAGGATTCTGATTAGATTTAAGGTCTACCAGATTACCAGAGACTTGATGATTTCCCATAATAACCTTGAGCATAGGATTCTTGTCTACCTCAGTTTTAATCTTTTCCCTAATCTCAGAGATTCTCCATCTCTTCAAATCTTCCGTAGAAGTTCCACGGATAATCTTTAGATAAGCATCTGACTTACTATCACCAGCATACAAGTAATTAACAATCATTTTTGTCAAGGTGTTGTAGGCCAAATTAGCATTACGAATCTCCTTCCCATCAACATCCTCAATCCCCATCTCTTTCATAAGCTTAGAGATATGGGAAAGATATTCTGTTTGATTGAATCGTGGAATATTAAAAGGACTCACATGAACAGTATTAGCAAAGAACTCTGTGAGCATGGTCTTATTCAAACAATCCACAAGAGTCTTATTGCCGATAAACTTATCATAATCCAGACCAAAGATATTCAGCATATGAAACATAAACTGCTTATCTGTTGTTCCATGCTGGTAATACCTGTATCCTCCAGCCATCTTCTCTTCTTCAGCATAATCCTTCTTGCAGAATTCAATAAGCTTGTTGATAGATCCGAGATTCTTAAAGTGCTTTTGTGCTACAACTTTGAGTTGACGCTTCAGAAAATCATTGAAGTTAACAAGATTATAACCATCCTTCTCAAGCTTTTTAATGAAAGCTGTTTTGATAGCATAAATCTTACTATTGCCAATCAAGTCCTTGACTATGCTCTTTAGAGTATCCTCTTGGAGAGTTCTACTAATGCTATTGATCTCTGGGCAACCAGACTCAGGTTCAGTTCCATACCTCAACATGGGAACATAAACAATCTCATCTTGTTCCAGAAAATTCTCTAGCTGTTCTTCTGAAAGAATTCTCAGAGAAGTAGCATCATTGTAAGGATTAGTAATCTGCTTACTATCCTTATCATAACCGTGGATAAAAAATACGTCTTGGTCGCTGACACTACCATTAGAATTTCTATTATAAGACTTTCTTGGGCCAGAACTTTGTGTCAGATGCTTATAGTCTGAAACCTTGAGCAGATTTTCAGCCCCAACATCTTCGACCAGTTGATCAAACCCTTCGTTACTTTTTGTATGATCCTTAGTGTCGATCATCAGATAAGCAAAGCAATCGTTAGCATTACAATATCTTGTGAGAATTTTCTTGGCGCTTTCTTCACTCGCAACGTCGCACACAAAGAAAGCCATTGTACCCTTCTTCTTCTGGTTATTCCAGTAATAAGAACCTTTACCAGTAAGAGTTTCGTGATGGATTCTGTCTGTTAGAGCAACTTGGCGACGAGAACGATAGCCAGCAGTCTTGTAATTAAAAACGTACAGACTCTTACCGGCAGGAATTTTATATTCCAAGTCATTACCAGAATTAATAGGATGATCTTTGCCCTTGGGATCAGTCCAAGTAGCACCAACACCCCAGCCGCCAGCCAATTCATTCATAGTATAATATGAAGTAATTGCCTCTACCTTGTTTTGGGCGGCTTGAATTTTCTTGGAGAATTCTTCCTTCATCTCCATGTAAATTTCTTGGGTCTTTTTACGCAGAGTCTTGATCACATCTTTGGTATACTGCAAACCTTCACGGGAAACATCCATTTCCAGTTCACCGATACCAAAATCAAGCTCAAGATACAGGCCGGAGTTAAGAATCTCTCCAACGAAACTCTTCCAAGAATCAATATCTGCTTTCTGGAAAGCCCTATTCCACTTCTGGATATGATCAGGCATTTCTTCCTTCTCTTGACCAACGATCTGTGCGGTCTGAACAGGATAGGCAATATTACCCATAATAGCCACGATACCACTATCAATTCGGTGGTAGTTGCTGGGGAAATAACTGTTGTCATTATTGAGTCGGCAAACCCTCCAACCTTCACCACTGATGATGATATTGGTATTACTGTACTTATGATCTTGCAGATTATTACCGATACCACCTTCAAGGATGGGTTTCATGCGGAAATAGTGGAAGATTCTCTTAGCCTTGTCGGTAAACTCTTGAAAGTCATGCTGCTTAACAGCGAAACTAATCTCAAGACCATTAGGCTCAGACGTATTAGAAGTATTGAAAAGATTCAGAGTAGGAACTCCGCTCTCGTCAATCGCAGCAATATAGGTATACTTCTTACCGTTGTAATATGATGCAGTAGTGAAGCTCTTGGTGTATGCGAAGGGACTCTTAGATCCTAGACCAAGACAACCAACAAAATCATTACTATCATTCTTGTTGGACGCTCCGTAGGTTGTATACAAGTCCTCCATATCTTCCTGACTAAGACCAGTACCATAATCTCTCACCACAAAGGTGGGATTGGCAGCAGTGGGGAGAGTAACCTTAAAGGGATTCTTATTACCGGCAGAGATATGACTATCATAAGCATTAGTAGAAAGCTCACGAATCGCAGCCATAACCTTATCAGAATAAAGAGAGTCTGAAAGGATTTTAAACATTTTGCTCGTCTGAGCAATGTTAAACTGATTCCTGCTTGCAACGCCAATACTGTGAGTCTCAATCGTCCTATCTGCCAACTTCATCTTATTTCTCCAAAAGTGTTATCGTTCCTGTGATGGCTCAAGTATACCATCGGCAAACCGTCTTGTCAAGCATCACTTTTCTTTTGTTGTCTGTCTGAAATTATTTTAAAGCCTATGGCTATGTCTATCAGACCGAAAACTTTTAAAAGCAACACAGGCAAAGTGAATGTCAAGCCACCAACTAATATGCAAAGAAGTCCCATCATCCACACAACAAGCTTTGGCATCCAAGAAAATAATGATAGAAGATAACTAATTGGCCCGATAATTAGCACAGATATAAAAATGATTGTTACTAGTAGAGCTAAACTTGCCATTAATAGTTTTCTTCTTCGTCATTGTTTTCTTCTTCAAGATCGTATTCGTTATGTTCGTAGGGACTCCATTCTGTCTCTTCTTCATCTAGATCTTGTTCTTCGTCTTCTTCTTCTTCTGTTATTAGTATCACAAAAGTATTTAGAATCTCGGTAACATTGTCTATTTTTTGATCTAGTCCTTTTAGTTTGTTTTCAATAGCCTTGATAGATTTTTTAAGATCAATAATGTCTTTAGATAAAGAACTATCCATATTATGAATCTCCTTATTGCTTTTAATAATTTCTTTGAGGATATTATCTATTTCTTTAGACATTGTTTTCTCTTTATTTTAGGCGTTTATATTCTTTAATATCTCCATTTTCAACAATCTTTTTATCCTCGTATGGCTCACCAACACGACGATAAAACTCTTGCTTGATATTTTCTAATACACCAGTAATCATAGCAATCTTGGGATAAGATGGTTCGTTCATTAAAGAGCTTAAAATACGAGAAAAACAGTAGTTGATATCTCCTAAAATAGTCAGGAATTCATTATTATCCATATGCCCCTGTAATCCTTTCGGGGTATTGATACAATCTGTGAGCTTATCTATACAGTTATCAAGTTGACTTCTTAGGTCTTCTTTTATATATGGCATTTATTCTCCAGTACATTTACATTGGTATCTTAAACAATATGAACATTTGGGGCCGGGATCAACATTGCCAAAATAATTTGCATCTCCAGCCCAAGTCTCTTTTCCAGTATCTATACAAACTAAACATTTCTTATTGTCTCTTGTAATATAACCAAGGTTATCCCAATGACAATCCCAAAATTTAAGCTTGGTTTTTGATTGAATCTTATCAACTAGCTTCTGTATTTTACTTAGAGATACCGTGTCTTTATTGATTGTTTTGGCTACTTCAGTAATATATCCCCATCCACTTTTTTGTCCAGGAAATAATGTCTCATACTTTATCTTGCATAATTTAGAGAGTACTTTTGGTGCAAGATCGAACTTGCTTAATTTAATCTGGACTTTTCTAGCGTATTCGGCTCTCTTTTTTGATATGAATTCCTTAAAGGCTAAATGCTTATTATTGCTGATACAATAAAACGTACAGTATCCACCATTGTCGTGATGCGAGAATAGGTCGATGGTGTATTTATTGTCGGTCATATTAATATGATATAACTTTTGGTTCTTCGCCGGTTAAATCTAGCAAAAAATTCAAGGCGTTATCAAGATCAAAAAATTCAGCAAGAAATCTACCGGGACGAGTATCGTGCTTATGAAACCTAGCATAGATATGATAGAATGGTTCATCATAAGCATTGTTGTCTTTTTCTAAATATTCAGCAGCCGTCTTAACTTCTTCTATGTATGTGCCGCCATCATAATCATGATACTCTCTAACTGTAACAAGTTCTAGTTCCATTATTCTAGACTTTGGATGATTAAATGGTACTATAGATTTACAGAGAGTATTTCCATTATGTCTCATGGCTTTAATCTAAAAAGAGGTACTACCGTATCCTGATTAATGTATGGATTATTTTGAAGTCTCAGATCAAACAAATCTCCCTTATCATTTATTCTAGCCCAAGCAACAGGACTTTCAAGAGAATCTTTTAAAGCTTGCATCTTCTCAGATATTGCTAGATATTCATTAGTTTGTTCAACAGCAAACTCATTAGACCTATAGACTTCTGTAGCCCACTCTTTATTTTTCTCTCTTAATTTTTTTAGTTCATCCTTGGCATTTTGTACAAAGAAAAGATCAGCACCGCTTGCCCAAGCAAAATCAATAATAGACTCAAGAGGATTAGAGTGCTTATTCATACTATGCTTTCTTGTTTGAGAAGTTCATATAGAAATGATTTTTTATCACATTTATATATTAGCTCATCTTGGTTTAGGCATTTTGAGTTACACCAATGAACAAATTCAACTTGGTTAATTGGACGAGACGTAGAATCAACAAAGAAGTCTAATCCACACTCTATGCTATTCTTAGAAATGTGCTCTTGAAGTGAGTGTTCATTAATATATTTACCTATTATTCTCATGCAGTCGTACCATTTGATTTGATGGGCGGTATCTTTATTTATCTCCCTATTCATTTGCTCCAGACATTGAGCTATAAATGGAGCATTGGGTGGGGTTTTCATAACAAAAGTATTAACAATATTACGCATACCATGATGAGCAAAGTAATATGTTCGATCTGTTGGAAGGTTTAAAGGAGCAACGTCTAATTGAGAATACCATCCCCCATATTTATTTAAAAGAGCCATTTCAAATATATCAGACCAATGAGCATACGATCCTTTACCATCATTAGCCAGATTGATGTTTTCTCTGTCTCCTTGAAAAGTAAACATGGAATCTGAAGGCATAATTTCTGAAGCGTTTTTACAAACTACTCCACTAGGAACATTCTCTATACTAGAATAACTCCATAGATAAGGAGTTATATTGTGTCTTTGCCACAGCTTAATGGATAGAATAGCCAGAGGAGGAAGTTTATTTCCTATCCATACAGTATGAACAATATTATCGTTAATATCTTGATCCATATAGTTTCCTAGTTCTAGAAATGTCCTTCTTATGTTATCTTCCCAATTGTCATATTCTTCGATCATTCTAAGATAGAAATTTCTACACCCTTAAATTGAGGCTTATAATATCCTGTCAAACTGTCCTTCTGATAAGTATATTCAACAATGAATCTAATATCATACTTATTTTCCATTATGGAAAGTTCTGAACTAGTAGAAATCTTTTTATTCTCAACAATATATTGAATGATTGCTATCTTAATTTCTTCTTTAGTTAGATTGTATAGATTATATGCCATAATTAAAAGTCATCTCCCATTCGATATTCATCAAACTTTTCTTGACATTCTTCATTAGCGTCATAATATCCAACATCATAACCTTGTTCGTGACCCATAGCATAAGCTGCCATCAACCATTTGATTATATCGTCAGTTTCTCCTTTTGCAACACAATTTCTTATGTCGCTCATGGCTCTTTCGTGTCTGACGCTATATCCTTCGATTTCATTTAGCCATTGATCAAATGTCATAAAAGTTCCTTTATTTAAGTACCCCCGGTCGGATTTGAACCGACAAGCCATTACTGGCAACGGATTTTCTTACTACTATAACTTTCGTTACCATTTCTGTTTGTAGTCTGGACTTTACCTTAACCATAGCTTTCACTTTAGGTTCCTGCCGTCAAGTCTCTACACCTTCATAATATTGCTATTAAGCTTGGCTCGGTATTGCCATTTTACAGGTTCCACCGAATTTGACAGGTTCTACTTTAAAGATTTCTCTCTAAGCACTCCAATTTTACTAAAAGTCCGTTGTGTTTGCCAATTTCACCACGGGGGCATGATGCCTCCAAGCTACATATCATAACGATTGGTTAGATGTTTGTCTATGTGTCTCTAATAATATTTATGAGGGATGTAGTTGGAAGCATTTGGATGGACTACAGACTATCAACGAGCAGTATGAGCATCCTTCAAGCGGCGAACAATATCGGCCATAGCCTCGATATTATCAACCTGCTTAACGGGCTTGGCACGTTCCATAGCGGGAAGTTCTTCGCCCTTCTTTGCCAGAGCGGCCTTAGTACGAGCATAACGAGCCATTGTACTAGGAACCTTCTGACCAGTCTTAGAAGCAATTTCAGCATAGGTCTTGCTAGAAAAAACTGCCTCAAGGAACTGCTGATCACTGCAACGAACACGGGTCTGCTTCTCAGTAGTAGTAACTTCAGCCATAATCAACCTCCAAATTCTTAACCAATCTTACAAGCGAGGCTCAGTCGAGCGACTGATCTTACCTCGCGTTGTTCCTTCGATTATACAGTATGGTATCGTCAATGTCAATGGGCGACCTTGAAATTTTTTTCGTTCTCGCCAGAAATTGCTGTTGAACGTCTTTAAAGCTCCAAGGAGTACCAAACTCCACCCCATCTCTTTTATTATCCACGCCTACATCAAGCGTGAGCGTCCCAGAAACAACATCCTCACGATGCAGTCTGCCATGAACATGACCATAAAGCATCCAACTTTTTCTATAGCTACCAGACCAACTTCTCATAGGATAATGACACATGAATATTTTTTGATTGATATACAGAATCATTTTTTGATCAGAGACACTAGAGAATCCGCTAGTGAATTTAGTTGGTTCGTCATGATTGCCAAGAATAATATGCACATTTTGGCAAGCTATTCTTTCTCTATAAGATAGAGCCGTTCCGCCTTTATGGCAGAAATCTCCTATAACGTAAAGAATATCGTTTTGTCCAACTGTTTCGTTTATAGAAGAAATAATTTTAGCGTCCATCTCTCCACCAGTAGAAAATGGACGATTACAATATCCTATGATATTTTTATGTCCAAGGTGAAGATCAGCAGTAAAAAATACTTTCTGACCACCCACTATCTTATCCATTAGATCAATCCTCTGTTGGAAGAACCAGAGCCATTAGTAAATATGCCCAGAAAAGAATACTTCCGGTAAAAATCGCACCAGCAACAAATCCCAGCCTAACTACAGAAACATCTAATCCTAGACTTTCTGCTAGTCCTCCACAAACACCAAAGAAAACTCTGTTCTTATTGCTTTTGTGAAACTGATTCATAGCTAGACCCTTTAATAATTTGTTGAATCTGATAGTTTGAATAGCCAGCAATTAACATTGCTTGAGAGTATCCAACTACTGGAATAAGTTCTGGTATCATCATGTTTCCTTCGGAGAGTATAGAGTAACCTTAATTATTATATACCCATCCCTGCCACTGTCAATATTTTGTATTGAGGATATTTTGCCTTTACCCAAAAAAGAATCACCAACTAACAAAAAAGGCCCGCCATCTAAATTAGCAGAGGTTATTATTGAAATATCTGATTGGCAACCAAATTTTGCCCAATCGCTTTCTCCCTCAATTAAATATTCGTATTCCCCAATTTGCGTTATAATTCTTTTGTTCTTAGACCGTAAACATTGGCTCATTAAAGGTCTCACTATCAAGAATGTAACCTTCGTTATTTTCTGACGCTAGGTTAGCAAGAACGTCTTTGAGTCTTTGATTTTCTTTTTCTAGAGTATTTATAATATTTTCAGCACTGTTTAATGCTTTTTGAAGAAGTTTTACTCTATCAGCTAATTGATCGTTCATGTATTCTGTTACTGTTCTAACAACCATGATTAGCCTCCTTGTTTATTTTCGATAACCTATTATTATACACCTTAAAGAGTCAGACCATTAAGAAATTTTTGTAAATCTTTGAGCTGTTTATTGTCAAGCACCATCTGATCTGCGTATGGTTTTCTTTCAAATAAAACCTTATAACAATACCTTAGTCTCTGCCATAATGACATCTTATTACTATAGTTTGTATAATGCTCAAATATTGCTAAATCAGCCAATTGAATTTCATGATCATATTCAATAACTAAAATTTCGCTCTTACAAGAACACGGAATAAAGAGGCTTTTATTTTCTTTTAGATTCGTCACGCTTCCCATCTTTTTTCTTTCTAAAAATTCTTTCGTAGTTTTTGTCCCAAGTCTCTTGAGAAACCAAACTCTCTCGTCTTTTAGAACCCTTACCATTCTGCATAATTAGCTCTCCAGAACATAACTCCAGTAACGGCTATCTTCCTTCTTTTGAAGATCGTCCCAATAAATTGATCGTGCAACATACGATGGAATCTTAAGTTTGCCACAATTTACCATCCAGTGACGTTCCATCTTTTTGTAAATTTCTGATCCGACTTTAGACTTATTATACTTTAGAGCCTCAACATCGTAAAGCCGAAGCTGATGAATGTCCCCGCACAATACCCTTGCCTCATTAGGATGGATCATCTCAAGAGCAAAGCTAATCTTAGCCAGTCCAATCCCGCTAATCTTATTCAGAATACTGTCTCTCTTCTTAACATGATACTTCTTAGTTGTCAGATAAAAATCTTTGGGATTAGCCCAAAACTTGGTACTGAAATCCCAGATATAATTGGTACGATTATTGTGCAGACCAACACCGCTTTTGTGGAGTTTTGTCAAAAGAGTTTCTTTGCTATCCACCCATTCGCTAAAATTCTTGATAGCATTATATCCCTTGACGTTACCTTGCCAAGTAGTATGTACACTGCAATACGCAAAGAGATAGCGACGAAAAATATCTTCGTCAGACTTGGGACGAACACTCTCCCAATAGTCTTTATAGGCCACCACTTTGTCCTTGGGAAAATTCTTGAAAAATTCGTCTGCTTTGCTCGTACTCATAATGATCGGCTTTTTCTCAACAACAATCTCTGTCATAATGTCCTCAAAGGTTGGTTCCAAAGTGTATGCTCACATTCTACACTAGTCCTATCGTCTTGTCAAGACCCACTTCTTGAGTCAATCTAACTTTTTTG